TCATCGGCACGGTCTAAAGCCTTAGCCGATCCCGCTTCATTCCTAATCGGAGGACTCTTCAATGGCGCAACGAGTCGCAGGCATAGCCTATGTCCTGGTCAACGGCGATCAGCTGCCGTTGCGGGGAAATTTCACCATCTCGCCATCGGCGCTCGAGCGCACCGGCATTGCCGGCCAGGATTACGTGCACGGCTTTTCCGAGTTGCCGCGCGTGCCTTACATCGAGGGCGATATCACGACCATTCCCGGGCTGTCGCTCGATGCCTTCGAGGCGATGGTCAATGTCACCGTGCAGGCCGACCTGGCCAATGACTCGACCTATGTGCTGCGCGAAGCCTGGTGCCGCTCGGCACATGAAATCAACGCACGCGACGGCCAGGTGCGCGTGCGTTGGGAAGGCGTCTCATGTGACGAAATGCTGCCATGACCGAAGAGCCTGAAACCAAAATCGAAGTGACCGAACCGGAAGCGCCGAGCGAAGTCGCGGCGGTCAATGGCGCCGACGTCTGGCCGCGCGTGCTGCCGCTGCGCAAGCCGATCAAGGCCTACGGCAACGAGCTCAAAGAATTGAAATTCCGCGAGCCGACCGGCAAGGACATCGACGCCGCCGGCAACCCGGTGCTGTTCGCGCTCTACGAAAATATCCCGAAGATTCATTTCGAAGCCAAGGCGATGACCGAAATGATGTCGCGCCTGGCCAACGTGCCACGCAGCGCGATCGAGCAGATGCATCCGAAGGACTGGAACAACGCGGCGTGGGTGCTCGCGGGTTTTTTTACGCCAGACCTGTAAGAAAACTGGTCGAGGATTGTTACTGGCTGGCGCACTTCTATCACCGCGATCCCGATGAATTTCTCGACAAGACTGTCAGCAGGTTGCTGCGCCATATCGAACATACAAACCGGCTGACGGAACAGATGGAAGCCGAGCGATCGACCGATGGCTGAACCGCTGGTCATAAATCTGCGCGACGAAGTCTCCGCGGTGCTGCGCGGCATTACGCGATCGACGCAGGTGCTGTCGGGCGATCTCACGCAGATCAACAAGCTGTTGCGCGAGCTCGATCAGACCGGCGGGCGCGGATTTGTCCGTGTGCGCCAGGAAGTCGAAAAGACAAATCAGGCGCTTGCCGTCACCGGCAATCTGATCAAGGGCATTTTCGCCGGCATTGCATCTTATGGCGTTGGCCGCATTCTGCAGTCGCTCGCAAGCAGCATGACGCAGATCGCCGAGAGCGGCGTGCAGATGCGCAGCCTGATGGAATCGACGCGGCTTTCACAAAAGGAGATTTTGCAGCTTCAACAGGGCATGGAACGACTCGGCCTGAGCTCGAAACAGGCCGACGACATTCTGAGCGGCATAACCGAAAAGATCGCCGAATTACAGCAGCGCGGTGCGGCGAGCTCGCTCTTCCAGCAGCTGCAGCAGATGCCGGGCGGCGCCGAATGGGCGCGACGTCTGCGCGAGCAGGCGCAAAGCGGCGGCATGAAGTCGGCGCTCGATTACATTTTCAGTTCATTGGCGCGGCAGTCCGACCAGGCCGCGCGGCAATTGACCCAAGCCCTTGGCGGTCCGTTGGCACTGCGTCGCCTGCGCGAAGCGATGCAGGACAATATCCCGGTGACCGAGGCCAACATTGCCGCTCTGGAAAAATATCACAAAAATATGGTGACGTTCGAATGGCAGTTAAGCAACGTAAAAGCCACATTCATCAATGCGCTGATGCCGACCTTGAATCAGTTTGCGCAATGGCTCCAAACCAAATCGCCGGAGATCGAAAAATTCGGCGAGGATCTGCGCAAGTGGGTTGAGAATCCGGAGAATTGGCAAACCCTGGCGACCAACCTGCGATCAGTTGGCAATGCTCTTAGTCTCATGGCCAGTGCCATCGGTCGCATTGGTGATGCTATCGGCGTGATCGCAACCGGGTGGAACAGTTTGCCGGAACCGCTCAAGCGTGCGCTAGGCGGTGCCATTCGCGGTTCTGGCATGGGATTACCCGGTGGCCCGGCAGGTGTTATTGCTGGCGCGGGTCAAGGCGCGGCCGAAGCGCTGATGCCACGACCAGAACCGCCACCACCTGGTGCCGATCCGTGGGTCGATCGTGCACCGTTGACAATGCAGGCAATGCGCCGCCGTCTGGGGTTAACGTTGAGCGGCAAGATTGGCGACGCGGATCGCGATCGCGAGATCGACGAAACCGGAAAATCGATCATCAAAGATCTGATGGATGCGATCAAGAATTGGTCGCGCATCAGTTTCACACAAGAAGCGACGACGACGAGCGGCGGCATCATGCAGGCCGCGTTTCATCCGGGTGGCGGTGGTGGTTTCGGTGGTGGCGGCGGCGGCGGCGGTGGTGGTGCGATCAGGATTCCCGGCGGCGGCGGCGGCGGCGGCAGCAGCGGCGAACCCGCGCCAGCGCCACGCGGCGGATCAGCGCCGATTTTTGCTCCGGGGCTCGGCGCCGGTGCTGCGCCTAATTTTGCCGGCAGTGGCGGCGCGATCGGTGGCGGTGGTCCTGGCGGCAATTGGGGAAATTTCCTCGCCGGTCTGTCCTATCTCGAAACGTCGCATCAAAACGTCGGCAATCGCTCGAGCTCGGCGCAGGGGTTTTTTCAGTTTCTGCGCGGCACTGCGGCGCAAGCTATCGGCGCCGGATTGGCCGATCCACGCGCCGGCGGATATGGCCAGCAGGCCGCCGCGACGATGTCCTATATTCAGCGCTTTCTGCCGCAGGCGGCGCAAGCCATCCAACGTGGTGACTTCCAATCAGCCATCGGCTTGTTGCGCGGCGTATGGCCGAGCCTGCCCGGCGGTAGCCAATCGCAAAGTGCAGGCCGCTATCGCACATTTCAGGACATTCTTGGCGGCGGCGGACCGCGTCCGCCAGGCGAAGGCGGGCAGCCGATCATGGTGCCAGGCGCCGGCGGCGGCGCGACTCCTGGTCAGGCAAATCGTCCGTTCCGCATGCAGGGCCAAGTCTCGATCGGCGGCCAGACTTTCGATTGGGCAAGCGGCGGTTCCAACCGCGGCAGCATTCCTTACGGATCGTTTCCGATCAACATCGGCACGGGCGATATCGGGTCTGTCGGTCAGCGCATCGGCTCGATCGCGACTGTGGGCGGGCTCGGCGGCGTCATCCCCGATCCGAAATTTCCCGGCCGGCCGCGCGAAGGAATTCAGATCCATCCCGGCAGCGGAGCTACGCTGGATCAACTTTATACGCAAGGATGTTTCGGCGTGCCGGTAGCGCAATGGCCGGCTTTTCGCGCAACGCTTCTGGCAGAAGCGGCAAAGAATCCCGGCGGCCTTCTGCTCAACATCGGGCCGGGCGGCCAGGCATCGATCGTTCCGCGCGTATCACGTATGGCACCGATGCAGCAGTCGCAAAAATGGGGCGGTCAGGATCTGCGCCGCGTTCAAAGCTTGTCGACGCCGGTCGGCAAAGACGCCGGGCTTGATCGCAGCCGCATGGCCGGCGACGTGAAACTCGGCGGCGCCGATATCAACGTCAACGTCAATGCACCGCGCGGGACGAAAGTCGACGCCGACGGCGACGGCGCATTCGAAAAAATCAAGGTGAACCGCACGCCGCAGATGGCCAAGACTGGATCGGGCGAGGGCGAATGGTCGAACTGGTCATACGAATAGGCGCGCGCCGTGGCGGTGAAGATCAGCGAATACGCCGAGCTCACGGTCAACGGCCAGATCTATCGCGACTGGGAAACCGTGATGGTGCGCCATGCGTTCAACGAAGAACCGGCGTTTCGCTATCGCTTCACCTGCAGCGAAGGCTTGCCGCTGGCAAAGAATTTCGCGCTGTTGCGGATCCGGCCGGGCGATCATTGCACCGTCAAGCTGGCCGGTATCCTGGCGATCAGCGGGCGCGTGTTCATCCGCCAGGTGCACTATGACGCGCGCCGGCACTCGATCGAAATTCAGGGCTGGTCCTATTCAGGCGATGCAGCGCAAGCCTCGGTCACACATCCGACGATGGAATTCAAAAAGGTCGGCTATCAGCAGCTGGCCAGCGCGCTGCTGAAGCCGATCAACGTGCCGTTCGAAGTGATCGGCGGCGCGCTGCCTGGGATGAAATTCGATCGCGTGGCGATTCGACCGGGCGAGACGATCCGCGACGTGCTCGAGACATACGCGCGGCCGCTCGGTATCGCGCTGACGTCGAACCCGCAAGGCGCTTTCGTCGCCGCGGCCGGTTGGCTGCCCGGGAGCGACGCCGTGATCGAAGGCGTCAACATCATCGAGGGCCGCGAGATCATTCAGAACCTGGATGGCGCCAGCAATCAGGCGACGATCACGCAAGAACCAGGCAACGATCAGAAGAACATGTCGAAAGTTTCACATATGCCATTCGCGCAGCTGGCGCAGGGCAACATGATGGGATTGCGGCCGATCGTAAACCTGGTGCTCAACGAATTCCCCGGCACGAAAGAACACCTGCAAGGCCGCGCCAAGATGGAAGACAAGCAATCGCAGCATGATCAGATCCATGTCACCGTCGTCGTGCACGGTTGGCTGCGTCCGAGCGGGGGCTTGTGGCAGCGCGGCCAGAAAGTGCACGTCAAATCGCCGATGCTGATCATAGATCGGCCGCTCAATCTCAAGGTCGTGACGTTCGAACAAAGCAGCGGCGGTTCGCGCTCGACGCTCGAGCTCGTCGACGACAACGCGCTCGGCAATTTTGCACCGATCACACCATGATCCGCAGCAACATCAGCGACGCGGCCAGGCGTGCCCAGACCGGCATGTCGCGGGCGACCGTGCGCGACTTCGACGACAAGCACATGATGCAGGAGGTCAAGCAGGCCGACGTGTTTCATTCCGAAACACCATCGGATTTCGAGCGCTGGCAGATGGTCGGCCTCACCGCCGTGCCGATGAAACAAGATCAGAGTGAGCAGGCGCAGCAGAAACAGGACAGCGGTAGCGCCGGCGGCGAGCTCGCCGGCGACTTCAACCACAATCAGCCGCAGGGTGAGTCCGCCGAAGCCGTGATGATGTACCTGAACGGTTCGCGCTCGCATCCGGTCGCGATCGTCGACGATCGCCGCGTGCGGCCGCACAGCATGAAGCCAGGCGAGTCGGCGCTCTATGCCGCCAGCGGCACCGGGCAATTGTTCTATCACAACGACGCCGCGTCCTATGTCGTGACGTGCAACACCGAAAGCCACGGCGAGCAACAGCAGGCGAAACGCGAAACGCGCGCGGCGCAACAGAAGGAGCGCTTCGCCAGCGTGCGCCATGTCGAAAAGGACAAGCAGAAGAAACCGCAAGACCAGCAGGCGCAGCAGCAAGCCGCCGGGCAGCAGGAAGAATTCAAGCACGAGGGCAAGACGGTAAACGCCGAGGTGAAGGTCGAAAAGACCAAGATCACCACCGTCGTCTATGAT